CTCGAAGATCGCGTCGGATCCCTTTGTCGGAACCCAGAATCAGAAGTACACCGTCTCGGTGTACTTGGTCGCGGACTTGCCGCCAGCTGGCGGCTACACCCTGACCGAGCAGAAGCAGATCGTCGACAGTCTTGTCGCGTATCTGACTGCATCCTCTGGAGCCCGAGTCACCCAGCTTTTGGGTGGGGAGAACTGAGAGTCAAGCCATGCAGGATCGCTCTACCCAGAAATGAGGAGAGCATGAAAAGCCTGATCGAGCTCTGGCGTGTCGTGGCATTTGAACTTGCCGCGATATGTCACACGAGTGCCCGCAGAGACCTTCTTACTGTCTCTGCGCGGTGTCGAAGCGAAGGGTTATCGTTTCTCACGATAACGCTTCCAGCCTTCGGAGCTGCCTTTCAACAGGCATTAGACTCCGGACAGCTGGAGCCCTCGTCCTTTGAAGGCTTTGCCTTCAAAGGGTGTCTCCCCCGATTCCTCGGAGGTTTCACTGGACTTGTCTTCGACGCTGAAACTGGCGTCCTACTCGATGAACCGAGCGTCGAGGCCATCTACTCCATTCGTCAACTTACGTTGATGTTTGGGAAGATGCTCCTCGACTGCACAGACAAGAGAACTGAGAAGGCTCTTGATCGGTTCATCGAGTGCGAACAGGAGGTGCGCAAAGCGGACCAGTCAATGGTCCCATTTTTATGGGACTTTTCAAAAGACTGTCCGTCTTGCTCTGGGCCAACGTTCTTTCCGCAGTGGACGAAGATGTCTACTACGGTCGAATCGTTCCCAAACACGGCCCTGGTGCCACTGCTGATAAACTTACGGGAAACCGTAAGTTTATCCAGACAGAATGGACCAAGCGGCTCGAGGAGGTGTTCCCTTGTGGGGAGCATCTCATTCCGAGTTGGAGACACCATCAGTGTCTTGACCGTGTGCAGCTCCTGGATCCTGGGCAGGAACGACCTGTAAAGGTCACCCCTGTACCTAAGACGTTGAAGACTCCTCGGATAATTGCCATCGAGCCCACCTGCATGCAGTATATGCAGCAAGGTGTCGCCGAGTCAATTACTACCCATCTGAACAATGATCCCGTGATGCGAGAAATGGTCAATTTTGTTGACCAGACTCGCAATCATAGGCATTGCATGATTGGTAGCTCCGACGGTTCCTATGCGACGCTCGATTTGAGCGAAGCGAGTGACCGCGTCTCCAATCAGCTTGTTCGTGCCATGGTTTCTCACGTCCCACACCTCTCCGAGGCGTTGGACGCAACCAGAAGCAGGAAAGCTGACGTACCTGGTCGCGGAGTGATCCGTTTGGCCAAATACGCGTCTATGGGATCAGCTCTATGTTTTCCGATTGAGGCTATGGTCTTCACGACCATAATCTTCGTCGGAATCGAAAGAGCTTTGGATCGCCAGCTCACGAGAAGCGACATTCGTCGCCTATCGCGAGACGTGCGCGTCTACGGGGACGATATCATCGTTCCTGTAGAGTTCGTGGATTACGTGATCACGGCCCTTGAAGATTTTGGTCTTCTTGTAAACCGTGACAAGTCTTTCTGGACTGGAAAGTTCAGAGAGTCTTGTGGTAAGGAATACTATGACGGCGTTGACGTTAGTATAGTCAAAGTCCGAAGAGTTTTCCCTACACGTCGGCAGCACGGACAGGAG